ATATATATATATATATGCCAAATAGCCCTTCTCCGTTTATTCCGTTGGCTCTTAACCTTCTCCAGAGAAAAATAGCCACTTTAGACAGTAGACTTACTTTTCAAGAAGAAGAATTAGAACACATGTATAATTCATTAAAAAATAGAACAGGCTCTTTATTAAAGACTATTAAATTCACACGAAAAAGGGTTGATGATATACGTGACACCAATCCAAATACATGGCCTACCGTAGTTGCCGCCAGTGGAATCAAGAGGAACAGTCGTTCTAGAAAGAACCGGCATTCTAGAAAGAACAAGCATTCTAGAAAGAACAAGCATTCTAGAAAGAACAAGCATTCTAGAAAGAAAAGGCGTTAACCCTCCGTAATGTTATATTCTCTCTGGTGAAGTTGTTGTATCGCGTATTTCTCGGATGCGTCAAGAGAGAAATAGGTAGCGATGGTGTCATCGTTAATTTCTGGGGGGAAATCCTCCAAGGTAGAAATATCTGGAATTAATTCAAAAATATATTTTTCCAAATATTTCATTCGGTATCGGGTCGCTTCAAATAAATAGAGGGCGGTTTTAGTAGAAAAAAACGCCGCTAATTTCTTCAAGTCTTCCTCCTTCTCTCTCATTATCACATATTTATCTCTATTAGAGATGCCATATTCACCCGATACATCCAAGTAGGGAAACCCATACATACCATGTGCCATTACTAATTTCTTTTTTCCATAATGCGGACAGGGTAAATCAGAATAGGTATAGATTAGTGTTGGGGTTAACCCATTAAGTCTGCACGTATGTATATTTTTGTATGGGAGGCTAGCGTCGTCTTTGAGGGTAATTTTGGTGGATGGCATGGAGGTTTTTATTATGTGGAAGCGGGAGGATGGTGTGAGTTTTTTTAGGAATTTTGTAATGATGCCTGAACCAAATACGGGAATAGGTAGTTGGAGAGAATATGGAATATATTTTTCCAGGCATGTATCCCATAATAGAGTGGTATGGTCGGTAGGTATTTTTTGCAGTAGAAAGAAGCATGTGGGAGTTTGGGCTTCTCCCCTAAATAGTTTATTGGTTTGGGTATTATTGAAGCAATGGATTTTATGGATTTTATAGGAAGTTAACAGGTCGTAGATGCCTTCGCGGTCGGGTTTCATCCAGATGGACGGAACAATAAAGCATAGATAGCCACCAGATGTTAATAAGCGGAGAGATTTGCGAATAAAATCTCTCCAAACCGCTTTTCCATCTTTGCCTTTTTCCAGTTTGGAAGTTGGCGTTTTTATGAGCCCACGATGATTAAAGGGTGGATTACCAATAATAATATCGAATTGTTTATCTGGATTCCAAGAGAGGTAGTCCCCTTCATATAGATTAGGTGTTTTAAATATATCATACACTAAAGGTATGTGTTTTGGGTTCAGTTCTACCATATGAAGCATGTTATTGATAATATGTTTCGCATTAAGACAACCTTTACTCCTAAATAGACGGAGATAAATTTGAATAGAAAATAATCCTGGACCACACCCCGGATCTAACCAAGTGAGAGATGGGTCGGTCCAGACGTGCTCGGGCAGAAGATGACACATTTGGTCAATGAGAGAAATAGGGGTAAAAATCTCTCCATATAATTCTTTGTTGGACATATAATATTAAAAATAGTATTTAATAATATAATATTATCTTATAGTATTTATATATATGTCGTATGTGGATGTGAAAATTGATTTATTAACAACTTTTAAAAGTCAAGGCTTCTGTAAGAAGTACGATCTGTCGGGCGTGACGCACGCCAACGAAAATTTTAAGGCAGCGGCTCTATTTAGAACATTATTATTAATAGATAGTTTACATGATTTTGAAGCTCCTAACAAGCCAACACTCAACCGCCCTCTGGATGAACCTCAGTGGAAAGATCTCAAAACGAATATGGTAAATACATCGATTTACCAATATACGAAAGATATATTGTATCTGATAGATGTGTCCAACGATCAAGTAGCCTGCCCACTGACGGGCGACACCAGTTACAATAATACTAGCGTAACATGGAGTGATACGAGTCATAATATATTTAAAAACTTTTTAACAGTAGTAAAAAACCAAATAGAGGGCTCATTAGAAACGAAGGTCGTTTCCACCGACGTATACGATAAGAAGATTCTTGACAAATTCAACCGCCGAGGCACGTTCTATGGAGTGCTTTTGACAGAGAGGAAGAATGAGTCGTCTGTGCTGTGGGATAACGGCTATGTGGATTATAATGTAAAAGATGTAGACTGGAATCGAATACCTCCTAGTTTGACCAGAGTGCCCAGTGTGCATTTTTTGCGGGATGTCGATCCTAATCTGTATCCAGATTTGAGCAGCACGGCGAAACACCCCGATTATGGGCTGAATAAAGATCCTCGAGATCTTTATATATATTTAAACCCATTTACTAAGGATGAATTAAAATTACCTTATTTTATGGCTAACAGCCAGAAAAAGCAGCAGCAGCTATCGGCGAGTGGGACGACAGTGGGGTCCAACGACGCAAAAGGTGAGCCTATCGTCGCACCTAAGTATTTCCGGAGCTTACGCGGACCGAAACCTGAGCATTTATTATTGGCCAACCTGGACAAAAATTATATTATTAACCTGGTAGATGACTTTATTTCCAGTATTTTGCATGATGCAGAGAAGAAACCTGAAAGGATGGAAGAGGAGATAGAAGAGGTTACGAAAGACTCATACAATAGTTATATATTTGTAATAATGTATATAATTAACAGATATGTGGATAAGTATACTGTTGCAAAAACCCAAAAAGCCGTGCCGACGGGATCTCGGTTCAGCAATAGAAGAAAAAACAGTAGAGCCTCTTCTTCTGCTGGAATGGTCGGTTCCGTCCATTCCAGCAAAAGAAGAAAAACCAGATCCTTTAGTGGAGGAGGAAATATCGACGATTTCGATTTATTACTTAAGTGTTTAGGTGTAATAAAATATACACCACCCCAGAGCGCTATAGGCGGCCAGCACACGATAGAAATGAATGAAGTAATAAAAATTCTATGTCTCAAGCGTAGCACCGGCTCAAAATCTCAATGCAAGGATAATTTTATAAACCGTATTATGCAAAGGTCATCATGTAGCGAGAGCATATCATTATATGATGTGGATCCTAACGTGAAAAATATTAACTTATTTGTGGATGCTGCCTCTAAAAACAGATGTCAGGGCTACCTCGCTCAAACTCTAAAAATTGTACAATCAACGTATGAAAAGGCATCTGATACTGTAGAAAAAACACTAAGAAAGTTTACGTTAAAAAAAACATTAGCTAGTTATTATGATGCAGCGGGGAAAGGTAATATAGAGAACGTTTTGGGAACGCTGAAAATTTGGGGGTCCACGGAAAATAAGCCCTATTTCATCACGGACGTCACGAATCCAAAATGTAGTTCGAAACACCCGAAATTTGCAATTAGTATCGACCAGATCCCTCTCTTACAATTATATTATAAATGGGACGGTCAGTGGTCGACGGGAGTTTCCACTGGCGACCTGGCGAACGGATGTGAGAAGAATGTGATCCTTGTAATAGATAACTGGTTTGGGAAGATGGACTGTAGTGGGATGGACGGCGAACTAAATGGTGCGATCGAGAGATACTATAATAGTATAAATCCACCGAAGGATAGGTTTTGCGAACTGCTCATGAAAACTATGGGAGATTTTGGACAAGTTATGTATTATTATGAGGAGCATAATAAGGTGGCAACAATCGGCGACATCAGCGACACTCTGGTTTTGTTTCATACTATAGATAGGTTTTGTGCGGGTATAGCCACTTTATTTGGTAAAGGGGTTGTATGTGAACAGCACAGTGATGTAAATCAGGTTTGTAAAATTACGGAAAGTTTAACAAGCAACTTACATAATACATTTTATATTACACCCGAGCAGCATTTGTTTACTCAGGACTCAGGTTGGCAGAGTGACTACATGCAGCATCCGACTCCCCAATGCGCGTTTGCGAAATCCGATCTCGCCATCCAAAAATGGCGAGATATCGCCATTGAGATGTACACCCACTCTAAGGAATGCGAAAAGAATTTAGAGGATACTGTATCAAAACTCATTACAACACAGGATTCTTCGGCACCAAAGGGGGATGGCATGGATACAGTAGCACCAGAGGGGGATGGCATGGATACAGTAGCACCAAAGGGGGATGGCATGGATACAGTAGCACCAGAGGGGGATGGCATGGATACACGAGGGGGGAAACCCGCCAAAAATACTAAAAGAAAATCCAAACGAAACCGCAGAAACAACTCCCTTAAAAAACTACCAAAAACCAACAAAAAACTACCAAAAACCAACAAAAAACGCCGTTCCATAAAATCCAAACTGCGGATTAAAAAACGAACTCTCAAAAAACGCAGTAGATAATTCTTTTTATTCAATCACATGTCGTTTAATTTTATGATTGTATATACCCAATGGCAGATCTTCTAGGAGGGATAATTCCTCTACGTAAACATTTATCGTTATCTCTTGTTTATTTCGCAGAATTTTAGCAGGTAATGTTTTCCCTTTCTTAAAAAATACCGACATGGATAGCGTGTCTTTATCGTGTCCTAGAAGTTTTCCATCAAATGTTAACAGTATATCTCCATCCTGTAAATTACCATAGGAACCCGCCACAAGGAATCCATCTAATGTGTCTACCCCTAACTGGAGGGCAGCGGGAGCGGTCATATAGGTAGTAGACACTTTTAAGGTTCCACATACATAATTACTATTGGTTAGTAGAATGTTTGTTATACTTTCTTCTAGAACGCGCATGCTCGCACCCCAAGCAAACCCCTCAAATTCTCCTATACCAGCGCTTAAAATAGCCATTACTTCTCCGTGTATATTCGTTATAGCACTACCAGAATTTCCAGCAAACGTAATGGCATCTATTGCTACCGATTCGATTATATTTGATAAGGTATATTTATTATCTCTGATAATTCCAGAAGATAGGGAAGTTTCATCTATTCCCAATGGATTCCCGATTAATAAACAGGCATCTCCTATCGATGCTTCATCTGTAGCAAAGGAGAGAGTGGTATGAGAATACACACTAGGTTCATTTGTTTCAAACTCAAAAACGGCTACATCGGCATACGCACATACACCAACTACTTTACATTTACATAACATGGTTTTACCTGTATTATTAAAGTTAGAAACCGTCATATGAATTTTGTTGGCAAAAGTATTTCTATTTCCGGCCATTACATTATGAGCAACCGTAATACCATAGATTTTATTATTAAATTTCATTAAAAAGGCGGTGCCGGACCACCTTGAGGAATCATTGTTATCATGCATAAAAAGTGTTCCTACTGCGTTTTTGACATTATTATAGGTATGTTTATGAGATATATTAGATGGACCTGTTGCTCCGGTTGCACCAGTTTCCCCTTGAGCACCTGTTTCCCCTTGAGCACCAGTTTCCCCTTGAGCACCTGTTTCCCCTTGAGCACCAGTTTCCCCTTGAGCACCAGTTTCCCCTTGAGCACCTGTTTCCCCTTGAGCACCTGTTTCCCCTTGAGCACCTGTTTCCCCTTGAGCACCTGTTTCCCCTTGAGCACCTGTTTCCCCTTGAGCACCTGTTTCCCCTTGAGCACCAGTTTCCCCTTGAGCACCTGTTTCCCCTTGAGCACCAGTTTCCCCTTGAGCACCAGGTGCCCCTTGAGCACCAGTTGCCTCTTGAGCACCAGTTGCCCCTTGAGCACCAGTTGCCCCTTGAGCACCAGTTGCCCCTTGAGCACCAGTTGCCCCTTGAGCACCAGGTGCCCCTTGAGCACCAGTTTCCCCTTGAGCGCCAGTTTCCCCTTGAGCACCAGTTTCCCCTTGAGCGCCAGTTTCCCCTTGAGCGCCAGTTTCCCCTTGAGCACCAGTTTCCCCTTGAGCACCAGTTTCCCCTTGAGCACCAGGTGCCCCTAGATTAGAATTCGTAGATACTTTATCGGTGAATATTTTTGTATCCCATTCCCGTATTTTGTATTCTTCTGTAGTTCCATCTGAATATTGAAGGTTGACGTGTACATGTTTAAATACTCCATATATAGGGTCAGATAATAATTCATTACGAACAATTATAGCGTTGTTAGCAGTTATCATCTGTTGAATAATCGCGGTTCGTAAAAATCTGGTGTTATAAATATAGTGATAATACGTCTTATCTGTTCCACAATATGCTGCCCATAATACAGTTATTCCCATATAATAATTACAAAGATAATAAAGTTTCCTAAATACGTCATTTATTAAAGCCTTTAACTAACCCCATGGATGACTATCATCTGAATATAGTCCCGGATAAATCGTAGGAACACTTCCCCCAATAGTCCCATCAACCACGCCTGTCCGGGTAGGTATACTAAACACGCTAGACGAGCTAGACGCGCATAGTTCACTATTATTACCAATGGATTTTTTACACACCGAACAATCCCTTAAGTTATAGGATATTAAAGAACAAAAGCAACCTATATGCATCGAATGACCACAGTCAGGAACAACAATATTCTTATCTGAGAGAAAATCAACCAAACATAACGGGCATACCTCGGATTTATCTATGGACATTGTAATATTAGGATGGACAATCTCTACCATAGCAGATACCTCCACCGACACGCTAGACGAGACCATTTAGTATAATTAAAATGATATATTTAAATACAAAATATATTATTCAAATGAAATGTTTTCTCAAACGGATCCATTTTGTTATAGATCCACACCATTTAGATCCACACCATTTAGATCCACACCATTAACATCGGCTACTTATCATGGCCTAATTGTCATTTCAAGAAGTGCATCACGATGAAAAGGCGCTAAAATATCACCTGAAACATCCCTCTGGTCGGAGTGAGCCTTTATTCGCATGACAATTTGTAACTTATCACCAGGTTCTAGAGGAAACTCCACGCCCTCGTCAGAGGATAAATTACCGTTTAACTGTGCCGCTCCCACTGAATTAAGTGTACCCGTGAACGTCGCCACAACAGTACCATTTAACGTAGAGACATTAAAGCTCGCATCAGACCCTGCTTCGTATCCGCTGCCAGTACTCTCTATATTCAAGGCATTTCTTATTCCTGAGGCATCTATGGTACCTCCGATCATGGCGGGGATGATGGCGTCGGGGCATGAAAAACTACTATTTGAAAAATCGACCTCTCCACTAGCATTCGAGATGGCAAAGGCCAAAGACGATATGTCGCCCACCATTTTATATCCGAGCATAAACCGGTCATCGTGGTGTTCCCTGAGCCAATTATAAACTAATTGTCCTGCCTTGAGCTGGGGGGCGCTGGATATGACTATGTCGCTTAAATCGGTAAAAGATGTATCCGTAAATTTGTTATTAATATTCTCGCAGACTGTAGTTACTGTATCACCATAATTTACAAGTAACTCAGGAACGTTTGAGAAGGCCACATCGGGGTTCCGTGTTCCTAAAGCCTGTAATGCAAGCTGTTCTAGAAAATCCGTGGCAGCTACTGGTTCATTTACGTTATTCTGTTTATCATAGACTAAGTTGAAGCTGTTGTCGCTGACATCCCCTTTATGATATAGGGCATCGGTGGGGGCAGCGTGAATAAATTTACCCGATTGGTTAGCATTAATTTTAATGCCGCTAGAATCTACCAGGTCATCGGACCAAAATTTCCAAATATTGCTTATGTCAGCCATCGGAATATTATAATAAAGGGAGGAGTCGTATGCCAACGAGTCGGTGATATCAATGACATAAGTCTCGCCTGATAAAGTCATAACGGACGAAGAATCTAAAGAATCAAGATATACACATGTCGAATTATTGCTCATTATAATATACTATGAGATAATTATTTTCACCAAAATAATTATGTCGTTATTTTAACTACATTATTAACAATATTATAAAGTAAGGTTAATTAGCCAGTTCATAAATAATTGCTTGTTAGTGCTCGCAAACACTTTGAATATTTAATTGACTAATGGTTTAACTATAGATATATAAATATTTTAAGATATTCATATGTTTGTGAATTTTATTTTAGATTAATTCTACAGACTATCTTTAATTTGCTTCAGTTTAATAGAGTCAAACACAAAATTTTGTGGCACCCCATATCTCTTTATATATATTGCAATTTCTGGTCTAATGGAACCACTAGTGGACATGGCTGCCTCCTCTAGCATAACCTCCGAATCAGCTGGGTCTACCGGATTTGGATTTTCCCTCTGTCTTATTAAATCATCCATCTCACTTTGAAGCACTTTATACTGGGTAGTTCCTCCAGCTAAAGCTTCATTAAACCTAGTCACCAGTAGAAGAAGCTTAGTATATTCATTGGAAAATCCGCCTTTTTCCATTTCAGACATTACTTTACTTGTTATGTCTTGTTGTTTATCATAATTAAATCTAGAATTAAGTTCCGACATTTCTCCCTCGAGAAATAAATCAAGATATTCTGTTAATTCTTCTCCTATATTATCGGATAAACTCTCTAGTCGAGGACCTACACCCACCTCGACGTAATTCCAATGGCTATTTAGTGAACCCTTTGTAAACATGCTTTGTCCATCCCCAGGATTTTCCTCGCTAAACATAGGACTACTTTTATTAGATTTCACCATATATATATATATATTATAAATTATATATTACTTCAAATTCAAGTAATAGACTAATTTCATTATTATTTAAATTTACTACCCGCCCAAATTCATCCACTAATTTAAAATGTAATTTATCAATCCGTACAGGACCTAAAAATTCTCTTTTTTTAGGAACAAGGTCAGATTTATCATCATACCCAACCGCATTTTTAGATTGAGTAAGCCCAATTTTAGCTAAAATATTTGAACTAGGCATTAGGGTATTTTTAGATACTAAAGACATATATTGGTCATTCACATTATTGTTAAAATCATCCACCAATAAGAATAAGTAGCGCGGACCTTTGATCTCCATAAAACCCTCAGACACAAATCCATTTAGATAATTAGAATATAACGTTACATTGTCAAACTCCGCAGCAGGTGCTACCTTATATGCTTCCGCCGGGGCTATCATACTACTAGCATAGTTTCTTTTTACAAATTTAGAATTATATTGAGTAGGGTTAAGTTTTTGTTTGGCCGTGATTCCTGTTTCTCCGGTTATATAATCCGAAGCATACAAGCACCCGTCGATGTTTGTGTCATTATAGAAATAATATGGATTACGATATCCTAAAATCCAACCCATATTCATACGAATATCTCTAGTTTTTTCATCTGGTAGACGAAAGTCTAGATCAAATTCAAAGTCGTCATTAGAATACATATAGACCCTCCCATAATTCGGATGCATATTAACTAGTACTCTTCCACTCAAATCGGATATAATATCTATACTAGCCTGTATTTGCGAAATGATGTTTTTGCTATCATAATTTCCCGGAAGTATTTCAATAATATGTGACGTGTTATCACTCGGCTCCTGCTTCAATTCTACAATAGTGAAAACATTAGTTTTTAAATGTGATGAAAAGGTATATAAAGTATTAGGTATTTCCATAGAACCTAAAGTCATGGAGGCTACATTGTCTAATGCTGTAGGTAGTCTAATTATAAAATCGGAACTAGACCATTTAGAATCATACATGCATTTATATTGCGGCCATAAAGTATGTGCTTGCGTTTCTCTAAACATAGAATTAATATTAACGCATTTTGTTATAATACGACGGCTAAGTTCATTATGAGTTTGAATCGGATATGACATATAATATATAATATATATTATATTGCCAGTATTTACTACATATAGTTTAGTAAAATTTCTCCAATTTATAAATTTAATATATATATATATATATATATATATAATGTTTACTTACGGCACTTATTATCAACGAAAACACTCTCCAGCTTTTACAAATATAGAATTGCTAAAGGGACCTCCGGGTCCCAGTGGTAGCTCCATGGTCGCCAAAGACAACAAATTTGAGGGTCCGACACCGGTGAGTGAATTTCGTTCCTTATCTTCCACAGTTACAGAATTAACCAAAGAAGTGAAACAACTAACTAACCTTATTACAGTACCTATTAATAATGCACCCAAGAGTAAGGACACCTTATATAACGAAGTATTCGTATTAAGAAACCAAGTTTCAAATTTAACAAGAGTAATAGAGACAATGACTATATAATAAGGAACAAGTTCAGACATTAACGTCAAATAATTATTCTAGTACTCATACTATCATACAATACATCTTGACGTGTTTCACAAAGTTCTTTAATGAACTTCAAATTGGAGAGGTCTCTCAGACCACTATTACGTATATCCCGGATCATTCGTACCCATTTACTATCTAATCTCTGTGATAGACTCCAATCACCTGAATTACCCTCTTCCTTTATTCCGGCAACAATATCATTATACTTAAATAAATCCAATAAGTTATTAACATACCCCTCTACCGTACAATTATTATTTATCGGCTCATTTCTCATCATATAAAATTTTCTTAAACATTCTTGCTGATATTCATCATGCTTTTTTGGAATATTACATCCATTAAATAACCCATTTAAATTCGTCGGCATATTTGAAAGAAACACCAGCATATTTTTATCCAAGTTAACGTATCTATTTCCCCACGATTGCGTCTGTTTCCAGTTATTCCATGCCGTTATATATGACGCATCTACATCTTCCCTCGTTAAACTATCAAAATTCAACGCCGCCAACTCATACTCACTACTTTTTATAAATTTATTATACCTACTCTTACTTATACCATACTTATAAGCTTCCCTATTCGCGTAAAGTAATTCATTTCTTGTATACAGTTTAGATTTTGATATACCCATATATAATTATCTTTACAAAAATAATTATATATCTATTTTAACAATTAATCTAATACCTAATCCACATCATACCTAATCCACCTCCTCCATGGTAGACTCCTCTTCCTCTACCGGAGAGAAATCATCCTCCTCCTCTAACGGAGGCAAATCATCCACCTCATCCACTTCATCCTCCTCCTCCTCCAAACCCAAACCCAAATGAATTAGTCGATGAATTCTACCCGCAAATACCGTCGGCTGATCCAAACTAAATCCAGACGTCAGGAGAGAAGTATCATACATTAACCAAATCAAATCCTTCACCGTCCTATCAGTCGCATCTGCCTCCACCTTTTCCCTCATCGCCTTCACAATCGGATGCAAATAATTAATCTCCATCGTTTTTTGCCCTGCCATATGCCCTCCCATCTGTGTATCCCTAAGAGCCTGTGCCTTCATAATTCTCTCCATATTCGCACTCCAACCATATTCTCCCGTTACCAACACACACGGCGAATCAACCAAACGATTAGAAACCACTACCTTCGTAACCGCCTCACCCAACACCTCCTTCATTACCTTGCACAACGGCTCATGTAACGTCTTTTCCTTCTCAAACGCCTCCTTTTCCGCAGTATCATCTCCCAAATCCAAACCTTCCTTCGTAATACACACCAACTTTTTATCATCATACTCCTTTAATTGCTGAACCGCATACTCATCAATCGGATCCACCATATATAACACCTCATAACCCTTCTTAGTAAGTCGCTCCACAAAAGGCGATGTCTCCACCACCTTCTTACTCTCCCCCGTAATATAATAAATACTACTTTGTCCCTCCTTCATACGTTCAATATACTCCTCTAAACTTACCATATTCTCTCCAGAAGTAGATGACTGATACCTCAATAACTTGGCAATCTTTGTACGATTGGTGGAATCTTCATGAATACCCAACTTTAAATTCTTTGAAAAAGCCTCATAAAATTTAACATACTTCTCCTTATCCTCCGATAATTCCTGGAACATTTCTAATGACTTCTTTACCAAATTCTTTCTAATCACCCGCAAAATCTTATTCTGCTGCAACATCTCTCGCGAAATGTTCAAGGGCAAATCTTCCGAATCCACCACTCCCTTCACAAATTGCAACCACTCAGGCATTAAATCCGCACTCTCATCCGTGATAAATACACGCCTGACATACAACTTAATACCATTCATCTTCTTTTTACCTTCGCCCCCTCCCTGAAATAAATCAAACGGCGCCCTCTTCGGCACAAATAATACACTCTTAAATTCTAACTGCCCCTCCACCGCAAAATGCTTCACCGCCGCATGCTCCTCCCAATCATTCGATAAACCCTTGTAAAATTCACTATACTCCTCAAACGTAACATCCTCCGGCTTCCTAGTCCACAACGGCTTCATATTATTTAACTTTTCCCACAAATAAGATACCTCCTTTACCTTTTTTGTCTTCTTCACCGGCGCATTCTCTCCCGTCTCATCCGTCACATCCTCCACCACCGGCGCATCATCATCATCCGACACCTCCTCCTTTCCTTCCACTACACTATCCACCACCTCCTTCACTACACCATCCACCACCTCCTCTACTTCCTCTACTTCCTCCTCTACTTCCTCCTCATCATCCGTCACCTCCTTCTCTTCCGTCTTTTCTACCCACAAATTAACCGGATAACTCACAAACTCATTATGCTTCTTCGCCAAACCCTTCACCTTACTCTCCTCCAAATACTCCAACATATCTTCCTTCAGTTTCAACACAATCTTTGTACCTCGCCCTAGAGCCTCACTATCATCCTTCACTACCGTAAAAGAACCTCCCGCAGAAGACTCCCAACGATGCTGCTCATCATCATTATGCTTGGAAATAACCGTAACCTGCTCCGCTACCAAATAAGCCGAATAAAATCCTACACCAAACTGACCAATCATACTCATGTCCGCACCCGCAGATACCGCCTCCATAAATGATTTAGTTCCGGATTTAGCAATTGTACCCAAATTATTTACTAAATCCGTTTTTGTCATACCAATACCACTATCTCTAATAGAAATCGTACCATTCTCCTTATCACATACGATTTCTAAACGCAAATTCGGATCAGTATCTAACTTACTAGCATCCGTCAATGCCTCATAACGAATCTTATCTAACGCATCACTTCCATTGGAAATTAATTCCCTCAAAAAAATATCTTTATTAGAATAAAACGTATTAATAATTAGAGACAATAACTGGTTAATATCCGCGCTGAAAGCATATGTTTCTGGGTCGGTCATAATACTATTTATAGTATCGTTATTTTAAACCATTTTATAATAGAAATATAATATTATATATATATAATGTCTTCTATCTTAAATAAATCATTAGAAGAACGTAAAGCAGAATCAGCCAGTATAATGGTGAAATATCCTAACAAAATACCCATTATAGTATTGCCTTCTGTATCCCACTCCATCGATTTACCACAACTAGATAAAAACAAATTCCTAGTAACTAAGGATCTTACCACCGGACAATTCCTTTATATCATTCGTAAGCGCCTGCAATTAGCTCCTGAAAAAGCCATATTTCTTTTTACGGAAAAGGGAACTATACCAGTAACTCATATGCCAATAGTATCTGTGTTTGACGAACACATCAATGAAGACGGTTTCTTATACTTTCGGTATAGTTCTGAAAATACCTTTGGGGCTTAAATAATCTTTTTCATTTTATCTATTATTTTTTGTCTCCAATAATCTAATAAAATAATCCGACTATTAGGCAACACATAATCTCTCTCGGTATGACACATTCGCACCATTTCTTCCGCATCACTATATACCATATTATTACCAAATAATTCTTTAAACATTCCTTCCTCAATATTAGAAACTGGAATACATTCTAAACCAATCGCCTCATAATTACGATAACAGTCCGGACGATCCCCCTCCGGAGAGATAATATACTTGCATTTAACTAATTCTTTTAAATAAGATACATAACTTAATCTCTCCCCCGACTCCTTGCCAAATATGGGATATTTTTTACGAATATGTTCCGCCGGATACCAGTCTTTCACGGTTAGCGGTAATAAATGTACTGGTTTCGTTTTGTTAATTGAACCTGTATTCCACAAAAAATCAAAATAGGAAGAGAGAGATGCCATATTTATTCCATAAGGAAAGGCCATGTATTTAGGATGATTCGCATAAATGGGATTTTGAGAGATCCACAACATAATATTAGGATGTGCCAAAACCATGTCTGTTTTGTCATTTCTCTCTATCGCCGGGTACGCCCATTGAGACGTGATTAATATAATTTTCTTCTTTAATAAAGGCAATACCTTTGATATAAAATAATCAAAAAAATCTACCTGACACAACACAATATCATAGTGTTTTATAGACTCCATATTTTTATTTTGTAAAAGGTCATTTACACCCGACGGCAAGGCAATTTTATCTGTATAACCATCAAACCCAGAGAACAATTCATCCCCAATAAAATGATTACATATAAAATATCCAGACAACGGATTAATAATATGACTCAATAAATTACTCCCATCAATCTCCTCTAACATATCATAATTTACAAATATTAATTTAAGTAAATTAGGATATAAACATTTTTTACCATCAAAACACCAGATATTTTAATATTATATGTATGTATATCATCATGGACCGCACCAAAAATAAACGTGGATATAAGGAAATAAGCCCCACCCCAGACCTAGGGTCCAGAAATGTGCGCAGTCGCCTACAACAACAACAACAACAACAACAACCACAACAAGCATGCTGCAAAAAAGAAGGCATCAATGCAATCCCAGATTACGAACCCGGTAGCATCATCAAAGCACTATTGGTAGAGAATGGATTTCTGACAGCGTCAGGCGAGGTAGTGACTCAGAAGAAAGAGATACCATATATAATCTCTATCCCCCCTAACAAAGCATCGTCCAGTAACAGTATAATGAACTGGTTGAAAGATTCAACAGAGCCGTCGAATTTAAAGCCGATAACAATAACGTCGGTCAGGAGCAGCACTCAGGACACTCCGTCGGGGTTTTCGTTCTTAGATAATTTTCTCAAAACATCCTATGGCTCGTTCTCGCTCGATAAGAACGCTTTCCACTTCGACCATGCTGGCCAAAAGGTCGCTGAAACAATAACAGCTTCGGTCACCAGCGGACTTTCAATTCCAACCGCGGACAATAAATCCAAAACCGCGGACAATAAACCCAAGTATATTATTCTTATAACAACACACGGTACGATTTCCCAAGATAAAACAATTGAGCCAAGCAGTTATAATAAAAATATAGTAAAAATAACAGCTTCAACTCCTGGAACAGTTAACTATATCATGCCCGGCGAAGTCACAGGATGGGAGGTTGAGATCCAAAAGATCTTCACCTTAGGAAGCACAACGCGTTTTGATACCATGGATACAATTGGTGAAAACATAAAGGATTTTGCCAAAAGTCACTCACCATATTATAAACGAGCGAGACAAGTGCATGATCAGTTCGGGAGTGATCGGCTATCAAGCGCTATTAAGGCTTGGGACAAATGTTCGCTGATCTCTAGCTCAGATAGCACAACGGCTCAGGAGGATTTTCAGAACTATTATGATAATGCAGCGTTTGGTTATCATTCGTGGTACATTGAAGAGAAGTCGGAAGCAATGTCCCTAGAGGAAACAGAGGAAACGTTTTATGATAAAACGTACACAAATAAAGGCTTATTTAACGACGGTTCTCCAGAAGGCCAAAGATGTCAAAATATGAAATTAGGACTCATACAAATATGCTATCAAGACAATCCGAATACGAAACCGCATTGGGAAAATTTGCAGATAATCAAACAAGATAATACTGCCCCTATTACATTCAACACATCAGAAGAAGAAGTATGTAAACTTTCGGACATATTATATACGATAAAAAGTAACTCCAAGTACAATGACGTCGTAATAATAGATTTAACGTGTAGTGTGCCTGCTAAAGGGTACTTGGATTGTTTATATGACGGCATTTCGCACTACTGCCTGTCCAAAGGAGGATCCAAAGGAGGATCCAAAGGAGGATCCAAATCCAAAAAAAGAAAACGAAAATCCAACAAAACACGCAAACGAAGACGCAAGCCAAGCCGCAATCCAAGAAAACACAAGAAGCACCAAAAATCCAAACGCAATCCTAACAAACGTAGAACCAAACGTAAGTAATCCGATTTTTATAAAAAATTGATTTAAGTTAATCATTTTATAATAAGTTATAAAATGATGCAAGACACTTCTACCACTATGCAAGCCTCCATAACAAACGGTACCCCCATATCGTTAAAAAATGCCAAGTATAATATGGCCATTTTAGAGTTAGAAGCACCAACGGAACTACCAGAGATACATCCCCTGCTCTCGCGCGCATTATACCATTATGTTTTTAACATTGATAGATCAGGTTCCATGTCCATAACTACTCCATCAGATTCCAGTTCTAAAATGGAACAGACTATTATTACCTTAATTAATATCATTAATTGGATGCTAGCAGATACCCATAACGAACATTACATAACTATTATACTCTTTGATGACCGCGTAGAGACTCTCACCTACGATACGCTAATAAATACAACAAACGCCCCGTCATTAATTCAACAAATTCAACAAATACAACCGAGAGGTACCACTAATATACTCGACGCTCTAATAACCGCTAAAAACATTATTGATAAACTAGCGGAAAAACCACACACCGAAATTATCCACCTGTTCATGACCGANGGCAACCCAACGGGAAAAACGCAATCATTCGCTTCNTTAGCCTCCNACGCTAGTTCCACCAAATCAAAAAGCAAAGATTACTATATCGGGTTTGGTCTAGACCATAATTCTACCCTATTACAAACCCTCGCAGCCACTCACGACAATACCTACCATTTTGCAGATAGTTTAGAAACATGCGGTATGGTATACAGCGAAATTTTACACGAAATAATCTACAACTATCAACCGGAAATTATATTAGTAGCCGAAGGGTTTGAAATATATAATTATAAAACGAATCAATGGAGTAATAGCTATACGGTGCCAAATATGGCATACCAATCCACCAAAAAATACCACATACGGCAACCAATAAAAGCACCAGAGGAAGCAAAACTCACCTACACCTTACCCGAAGTAGTAGCCCCGCAACAGATAGACATTGTGTTTAATCCCAAAGATGATGTAACCGTAGAAAATTACATTTGGAGACAACAGACCTTAGCATTATTGTATAACATTGTTCATTCCAATCTCTCGGAAGCAGAAGCAAATACCTTTTTGGAACAATTAAACGCATATATCACCAAAACAAACCAAACAAATAATACCTTTTTACAAACTCTCGTGGATGATGTGTATGTAGCTATTTCCGTAAAAAATACAGAATATCAAGACATGTATATTTACACGAGACAAACCTCTCAAGGAGGACAAAGAGGATACACTGTAAAAAATGTAACACACCTATGTACTATGGCGAAACACACTTTTTCACAATCCAGCGCGACCGATTATGGTAGTTTATCTCTGAATAAAATGACACGAAGTATTAGTCAGGCGAATTCTCCAACCAAACAACCATTACCTAGCACAGAAGACCAACTTAAAAGAAGCCTATCAAGTCCTAATAATACTAATGGTTCTTTACAAAGCCCAACTCAGGAGGTATTCAGTCCTAAATATGCAAAAACCCAACCCATACCCATACAAGACCAAGTAGTATCAATGACTACGCGTCCATCATTGAAGATGCCCACATTTACAAGGTTTATAAAAGCTTCTAGATTCTAAATTATAGATTCTAATAATCTATACGAATAGAGTTTATATTTTCACTTTCTAAATGTCCTAATTGAATCATTTATTCCCTTATTTTTCTAATATATTAAGATCATAATATGCGGTTTCCTTCTATATATAACGTATAGAGACCCAATAAGAGTGTCCCTGCATTAACTATAATAATCCATTTGGATAAAATTATCCATTTTTTCATAATATCGCGCGTATTATCCGTTTGGAATGTATTGATATCTTCTATTAAATAATAACCGATATACATAGACACTATCAAAAAGAATAGGCTCACTAAGATAAGAGAAATATTATAGATAGCATGTCGTCTACTTCTGGGATATCGGGAATATCCCAGCGCAGCAAAACTCAACATTGTAAATGAACCAATATTTCTGATAGAAGTATTAAAATACATTAGTAGATCCTTCTCCGTTTCCATTCTATAATATATTATATTATAATATTACTTATAATTCCGCCTATATTATATAGGTTGTAAGTATGGTGGTAGAACTTATTACGTACTAATTGCGTACACATACACAAAGGAAGCTCACTTTTATCTAACAAATAGACGCAGTAGCCAACTTATCCGCCAAGTCATTTCCGATAGAATGAATGTCCTTATTACCAGTGTGCGCCAACACATGCATAAACACCACCCGTCCACCAGAGGAAAGTCCACCAGATAGACTATCCTTATACAATTCAAATGCTTTCTTAACCAATAAAACATTGGGGATGGGTTTCTTTTTACCTACACCCCATTTTTGTTTGGAACATTTCTCTCCATATTCTCCTGCACATCGGATCGCATAGATGGAATCGGACATGATACAAATCGTTTTTCCGGCAACTAGATCCTGTTCAATCAGAGGATAGGTTTCAATAATAGCCGTTAACTCGGCGATATTATTGGTTTGTTTGCCGACAATCGCCTTGGATACGTTCCGAGGATCATTCTCTCCAAAATAGATACCATAACCGGCTTTTGCATTAGAGCGTCCATTGTTGGAACATGCTCCATCGGTGTAGACGAAATAATCCATACACCTAGCATATAAAATAATAATATATTCAATTTTATATAATGATAGAACCAGAAGTAGACATCCTAGACGACATCCAAGAGAGAATTCTCCTAACGCTAGACAAAATAACCGACATTAATCAGGTGTTTGATTATGTGAAATTAATTATGGAAGCATTAGAACCACAACCCATCCCTGGAAAAACGAAAAAAGTATTAGCACTAAACATACTCCGAAACATTATGGATCAGTCAGAGTTGGAGGAAACTAAAAAAGCAGAGTGTATTGCGTTAATAGATAATAATATTATCTCAAATGCGATAGATATAATTATTGCAGCAGCGTCAGGAAAAATGGAGATAAATATGCCGACCCTTAGCACGGCAAGCGCAACATGTAGTAACTTTATAATACCATGTGGATTATCTATTTTAACTAGAAAACAAAAATAATCTATAAAATAATCTATAAAATAATCCATAAAATAATCCATAAAATAATCCATAAAATAATCTATAAAATAATCCATAAAATAATCTATAACATATATATTATGCCTAGTAGTTTCAGTAAGCATTCATTAGCGAGAACCGGAACCAAAACCCAAAGAAATAGAGTATCTTTTAACGAACATGCCGGCATAACCCCCTTTAATAAACATTTATCGATACAGGATATGGGCGAGCAAGATATGATGAGTATGGATCATTTTACACCAGTAAAAAAGAAAAAAAAAAGGAAGAAATCACATAAAAGAATATCCGCCAAAACCACCCGGCACAAACTCCGAAGCAAACCTCGCCGCAAAAAACATACGAGAAAAAGCATACAACAACAAGCGAGATACAACATAGTAAAACATCGGCGTCGTAACAATACTCAGAAAAGATAATAAAAATAGTAAATACCTAGGTATACTATTATACGCCTTATCAGGCTATTATTATTATGAACTATTAGAACTAACGAATTATTTAGGAGTAGCGAATGTATTATGGACATGCGGAACCTTTATAGGAATCACCTTGATGACAGTAACAGTTAACAACGAAAAACTATCAGTACGTAAAATAGTAGCATCCCTATTAATCGTTGTGGCAATTATATTATACGGAGATTAGGAAAACTTAATACTATATCGCGTTATATAATCGGTAATATTTTCACGGACATATTTACTTATAAAATCATAATTCTGTAATATAAATACGGTTACCCCAAATAGCAAATCCAATAATAATATAATAAATGCATACTCATAGTTTAAATATACCAACGCCGAAAATATCAAATAATTAATAGTATGAATGAAGCGATACGGACTCCACCATACATCCGAAAGCAAACCCGAAAAAGAAATAAACAACCAATATATTGCTACACCAAACGTAAATAACGCCATCAACTGAATGGTAGCTGCTTTATTAGCTACGGAAGTTGCTTTCACGGCAACATCCTCAGCCACAGCAGTACTACCCTTCTCATCAACCAATCTATTTATATAAGCCATATAGACCAATAAACTTCTAATAGGCACACAAAAGATAAAAAAGGAAAAAATAACAAATTCTTTTTTCATATATACTCAAACGAGTTATTTAATCTCTCACATATAACTAAAAAATTGAAATAATAGTTAAAGGTAATAAGATAAACATAACCATGTCCTCCTCCACAGCATTAACCGCCGCCCCCAAATTATATGAACCTGTTTTCAACCCAGATACAAATACGTATGCAGATGAATGTCCATGGCCAAAAGGTTGGCGAGGCCCGAGAGAACCACACAAATGTTTTTGCAATGCCAATGTGCTCTTTAATACTAGAGCAGTATTTAAGCAACATATTCTTAGTGGAAAACATAAAGAGGCCTTAAAAGAGTATAATACCGGTAAGGATGAGAACAAGGCAATCATTAAGGAGTTTCATATTAAAATCGACCAATTAGAGAGAGCAAAAAACAAAAAAGAAAAAGAGAACGCAAAGTTAAAAGAGCGCCTCGCACAAAATACTACTCACAACGAGAGACAATCTGTAATTATTAGTACTCAAAAGGAAGAATTAGCTAATAATAGCACCGAAGCGACAAAGCAGAAAACGAAACACCGAAAACTAAAAAACAAACATAACGAACTGACGAACTACCTAGAAATTGTGGAATCAGAGTCAAAAGACCAGGCTACAAGAATTAATGAATTAGAGGCCTACCTTAAAATCCTAGAAGAGAGAGGCACGGCGCTAACTCCCCTATCTCCTCCCCCTCCCCTATCTCCTCCTGCGCGACCTCGTGATGCGTCGGACAATCTATCTCCACCTCCTGCTCCTAGAAAAAAACCTCAGGGAGATTCTGGTGAGGACGACGACTGGCATGACCTGTCCGACGAAGATTAAACCTCCTTCTCTCTATATGGATCAATCAAATCCATAATAAAAGGGTTCATTTGCTCGGGATCTAACATATATTTTGTACAACAATCAAATGTAGTATTTTTTTGTTGTTTAAACTCAACATGATCTAATAAAACAATCGTTAACCACCACTTACACCAACTATACTGTTGTTTTTCAGCATTTTTTATTTCCAACCGAAACATTTGGTCAATCATGGAAAAGGCAGACTTTAATAGTAAAATCTCTTTAATAAGTTCTTTTTTTTTTTGAAATAATAGGTGTGTTTTCTCTCTATAGGAGTTATTATCTACATAGGTGTATTTTAAATACCTAATTTCATTTTTGGTATTTTTGAGAGACGTAATTAGTTTTTTACGATGATCATCTATTTTTTTTATAATGGAAAAGACATTTGTGTTATAAATAACAGGAAACTGATAACGTATTGCTCTAGGCACAATAAATTGGTTCGTTTCTTTTATTTCGGATATACATTTTTTTACATCTTCTATTTGTTTGCACACATTTTGCTCTATCTCCTTACACGGTTTACCATTATTAAATAATAAGATGGATCCAGAGGTAAACTCCACTGCTGTTTGCAATTTATCATATTGATGGGATGACGTTTTATATGCCTCTGCAGCCGCATCCAATTTTAAATAATTAACCAACGCCAACAAAAAAGCCACTAACGCAGAGAGACCAGCAAATATAACGGTATATTTATCTAATACCTCAATCAATACCGAACTTAACGAAGAGATAAAGATTGCTGGTAGCATTAACCTATTTAACATCATTTCACATCTAGTTTTAGATTCCATACAAATTATTTTTTGACCTTTTAAATAACTAGCCAATATATCTAATGCAGCAGAAAATTGGTGATTAACATCCAAATATTGCCGGTCAATCTCTCTCTCTACTGCTATTAAATTTAATTTTTTATATTCCCCAGTAGATTGATTCGTTTTAAATTCGAACTGACATTCTTCTAAACTATTTGTCTCATGGCTAGCATCCATTTCACTTGAATCTCCGCAACTAGCATAGGAATAACCGAGAGACATCCTCCTAGATAGTTTACCTAACGCCATAGGGGAAGGATATGTCATCCCTTTTTTTTTAGCATGTTGTTCTATAAGTAGCTGTATCTTCGTCTCACGCATTACACCCGCCAGGTCCATAACCATACTAGACCCACTCATATCGTTAAATGCTTCCTCCACCGAACCCAACTTTCCTTTCCAGACATTAAAGTATTTCATTAATTTCATAAGATTAGTATTAATTGTTTCATCTATTCGAATATCTATCGTATCCATCCCTTGTAATATTACAATCATACATTTATTTGCCAGTAGAACCAAATCCCCCATCTCCCCGTTCAGTATAACCCAGTTCATCAGAGTTATCCACTAGTTCCACATAAATGGGTCTGCCCGAAAAGGCTACAATCTGAAATACCCGTTGATATTTAGAGAGAACCACCTCCGCCTTTTTTAGACAATCAACACACGCAATAATATGACCTCTATATCCAGAATCAATTACTCCAACACTATTCGATAATCTCAACGGAGTTTTAGAACCCATACTTGAACGGGGTAAGAGCATAAATGGCATAGGATCTTCCCTATATCGGCTAGCATATACATCATTATCCAACATATACATTAACCCTCCCATACATAGAAAGACCATGCACAACATCCACCATTGATAATTCGCCATCAGAATAAATAAAATCGTACCTAAACCACTCAACCCTAGCGTATTATGCATGGTAATACACTCCATCCTTTCCTCATATAATGCGGCCGAAATCTTCAAATCTAACTTATGCGAGAAGATTACCCCCCCTTCTTCATTTATTATTTCTTCTTGTGGAAATAATAAATCAAATCCCGAATCAGGATGACCATTTAACAGCGTTTTACCATTATGTTTATTAATATGTTCTTGATATTCTTGTTTTAGTAAATCGTCACCATCAACATAAACCTTTAATTTCAACGGCTTCAAATTATACTTTTGAGTAGACATGGTGTAGTTATAATCTCTCATCGCCATACTTATATTAAATATACGACCATTATTCTAAATCCATTTCCGGATTATTATTTATTCACCGCATTCTCCTCTATAAACATGGCAATATCATCCTTTGATCTGGGCCCATTATATTCTACAGGATTTGCCTTATCATTCCCTTTAAATAAATGTACCAGGGGGATGCCATAAATTTTCACCTTTTCATGCGCCGCTTCATGAGCGGTTGCATCCACCCGAACAATACTTATCTTCTTATTACCAGAATATTGTTGTGCCAATGCTTCTATATCAGGCATCATCTTTATACACCAACTACACCACGGAGCATAAAACATGACTAATACGTCATTATCATTATTCATAACAACCGAATCAAAATTATCCGTCAGGTCAATTAATTTACTGGAATCCAGATCAGCAATTTTCAACCATACATTAGGAGTTTCCACCTCTACGGTTCCTCCCACATGCATGTTTACAAATTTCACCAAATCATCCGCACTTCTATCTCCATTATATTCTACCGGATTAGCCTTATCCACATTCTTAAATAAGAATACCGTAGGAAATCCATGAATTTCTACCTTCGGATGAGTAAGTTGCCGTTGAGTTACATCCACCACCATTAACTCTACCTTACTGTTAGAAGCCAACCTCTCGGTTGCTTTAATATAATCCGATGCTATTCTCTTACACCAATCACACCAAGGAACATATAATAATAATAATACATCCTTTTCCTTTTGCATTACCCCCGTATCAAAATTATCCGTCAATACTGTAACTGGGGATTTTTCAAAAACTACACCCAAATCATATGAAGAAGAAAATTTTGCCGCTGCCGCCGCGACTTTAAGCGCCTCTGCTTCTACGGACAACTCCATCCGCGCCTTTATTTCTTTAGTTAATAACGCTTCTATAGAATAACCAGAAGGTGGAGCAATACAGGAACCACATGGTTTTTTAGACATAACCTTAGCGCGCGGTCGCCGGTCCCCCTTTAAACCTAATACATAATAAGAGGTATTATTGTACATCCTATTAGGATGTGTAAACATAATTTTCGGTTTAGTCGCAAGCATATAAAATAAATAAAGATTTTATTTACCACAACCACAACACGTTTTTCCCCCCATATCAGAAAACATATCGCTGCCTCTGTAAGCCTTACGCTTAACAATTATACTCTTCAGGTTTTGTTTCACCGGGTATTGCGGTGAGACATTATATTTTTGGTTAACACGAGGCTTAACAATTATACTCTTCAGGTTTTGTTTCACCTGGTATTGCGGTGAGACATTATATTTTTGGTTAACACGATACTTAGGCTTTAACGTAAATACAAAATCCATATATATATATATATATATAAAATAGTTATTTTTTTATACATTTGCAACCAGCAATTACTTCGCCTTTACGATACTTGTTATTTTCTATTCTTTTATTGTTTATTCCTAAAGTTTCCACGCCTTGTAATGCGTATAATCCCTTCTTTTTTAATAAATATCGTTGATAGGAATTATGTTTAACATCAACCCCTATACCTCCAGGTGCTTGGGAACCGGGTCTCATAGATGTTTTGGAACGTTTAGTGCTATTTCCTCTACTGGGAACCGTTCTATTAAATGTTAATTTAGAACCCGAGAATCTTGCGCGATCACTCGATTGACTTCCTCCTGGCTGTCCTATATAACGGTTAAGCACTGCTGGGACAGGAGTTATAGTGGCTACTCGGATTATACCATTCACATCTCCGCCATTTACTATAAATAAATCACCTACCGTAAATATCCCATTTGTTGTACTCATTATGTCGGATTCAGCAGGTGTAATTTCAGCAGCAGTTAGAGGTATAGGATCCCTTGCTGTGTTGGCGTTTACAAACACTTTAGCACCAAAGGCGGTTGGGTCTGCTCCTAGGGGAATTTGAGTTATAGCAATTAAACCATTCAGTACAGCATCACTATATAATGAACCATCAATATCGGTTATTCCTGTGCCTGTGGTATTTACCGATACTAATGCTGGGGATGCTGGTGAGCCACCTCCTACTTTTAGCACTACAAATACATCGGTTGATTTATAGCCTAGTTTGGGATTTCCTGTTCTAACTAAACCTGAGAGAAGATTAGTCGCGGGGTTAACTACAGCGGTTGCCGTCACATATTCAACACCATATACACCAGTACCTGTTCTTTGAGGTCTAAAGGGGTCTGGAGTAGCGAATTCTAAATATACGGCTTCACCGCTAGTATAATCACTTGGTCCTCCTGCCGATATAATATTGAGGTTTCCAGTTGTATTGAGATTGTATATTGTACCCAAGCCAGGAAGGTCAAAAGTAAGCACACGTCCGAATGGTCTGGCTGTAGGTGGGGTAAATTTTGGTAGATTCGCAAATAGGTCATGAGACGCTACCACCGATTCCAGATTATTCGTATACAAGGACGCAGGTATTCGTACTAAATTAGTAATAACTTTGTTTTTCGTATCTAATTGAAGCGCCTTCAACGCAACACTACACGACCCATCTATACAACCGTTACAATTATAACAACGAGACATTGCTGGGCTCGTGGCTAACTCACAAGCCGTTGTGGACGACGAAGGTCTGTACGGGTAATCAAATCCGGGAAATGATCGTAAGCGCGAAAGAGCTGGACTGGCTGCGTATCTTAACTTTACCATATATATATATAAAAATTGATATTTAATTTATAAAATACTAATTAAAATATGGACACTTGTGAATTTTGTGAAAAAAAGCACCCATCGACGAATCATAGCTTAACATGTCGCATACTCCAACATCCTACCCCATCAAACGAATCCCTTCTCTCTCTAATAAAAATATTAGTAGAGAGAATAGAAACATTAGAAGACCAACGACCTCATAAAACATCACAACCCAATCATTTAGCGGTTATATTAAACAACTCCGAACCCCCACCTATCTCTTTTGAATCTTACTACCTCACTCAACAAATTACTCAATCACAACTTAACTTAAGTCTTACAGGATCATTTGTGTTTGAATCCGACTGCATAAAAAATATATTATCTGAATGGTTCCGTTCGCCTAATTTACCAATAAAAGCATTTGAAACAAAACCAAATAATATATTTATATATGAAAAAAAATGGATATTATTAACCACTCATCATTTAAAAAAATTATTGAATACCCTAACTAAAAAATTAGTAGAATGTCAAAATAAAAACCTAGAGTTAATTGCTAATAACGAAAAACATGCTCAACAATATTGCGATTTCATGATGAATATTTGCAATAAAAAACCACAACAACTAACTTTCTTAAAGAAGACACTATATTCCATACTTACTGAACATACATCTCCGTAAAGGTATCTAATAGCATAAGTATATTTAATGCCCGTCCTTTATTTGCTTTACCAGTATCATCGTCTAACGCTTTCACAATTACTTTAAAGGTGTTTTTAGAAACGGAGCTACCTATTTTACCGCCATGGTCTATAATATATTTTTCTACTTCTTTATCTCTCACCCCTGAAAATACAATGGTCTTTTCAAACAAGGGATGAGTATTATCTATACTTTGAGTAGCGGTCACTGACGAGGTAGTTAGTTTGTATAATAGATTAGCTTCGCCCATAAAGATTTTAAAGGGTTCTATTTTAGAGAGAAAGAGCGAAGCAGTTTTATGTCCTAAACCTTCAATGGTTAATAATTTATTCAATAAGACATCGGTGGATTCTTGAGATTCTAACATATCAGGGAACTTTTCTAAAATAGGAATCATTCTCTTCTCTCCTAATCCTCTACCAAAAATATTACTCGCTTTCATTAGTTTCGGTAAACTAACCGATGCTATAGCACTTTTAATATTACTATAAATCTTTTCGGCCGTTTTTTCCTTAAATCCCGCCACCGTAAGATAATCCGATAGTTCCATTGCTAATATTTTAGGAATCGTATCAAATCCTGCGTCTATCATTTTCTGTAGATTCCCCGGACCTAACCCCCCAACCTCTAATGTTACAAAGAAAGAATGATTTCGTTTAAACTGAACTTGTGGATTCATATCACCATCTTTCAGCACAATATCGACATGCGTATCATTCCAAACATAGTCCTCCGTCGGCATCTTAGGCTCAGGCGCAGGCACGACAACCTCCATAATATAGGGAATAACATCTCCACTCCTAATTAATTTAACAATCGCTCCTATACCTAAATTATTCTTTTCAATAAAGGCCGCATTAAATGCCGTAGCATATTCAATGTTAACACCTCCTAAACTTATCGGTTCTATACGAATTCTGGGCTTTAAATATCCGTCTTTGCTAGCCGACCATAATACATCTACTACTTTAGCCTCTGCTATCTGGTCGGATAATACCATTTTAAACGCAAACGCGTGCTCAGGGTTACCCGATACGCGCGTATACCTTTTATTATGTGTAACAATTATACCATCTATTTCATATGCATAAGAACTCCGCCACTCTACCAGCAGCGCAGATAAATATTCATTCGTTAAAGTATTGGATTCTTCATGCAATACACACGTAGTGGCACCATTAGCATGTAAAAATAGCATTTGTTCTAATGGATCTAACTCAGGCAGAATACACTCGTATGCTACAAAATCCAATGATTTCATTTTTTCAGCGTCAATCGTCAAACTATTCACCAACCCCGAGACGGTATTTCGGGGATTAGATGCCCCAACAAAATTATTTTCAAAGTTCTCTTTAGAAATTAAAAACTCGCCTCTAATAGCTAGCGTCTCATGCTCTCCTAAATCCGTAGGAAGCGATAGATAAGGAATTAAATGATCTATCTTTTGACCAACCTTACCATTTCCCCGAGTATATAACGAAGCACCCGATTTATCTAACACATATAATCCACTAACTCCATCTAATTTAGCACTTATTACATATGATTTCGGGTCAACATATTGTTTCTTCCATTTATCCAACGCATCTGTAGTTGGCTTAATTTTATCCATAGACCACATTTCATACGGCAACTCCACTTTTTTACGACCAACCGGCGCACCTACCTCTTTCAGCGCCATATTTTTCGGGTCTTTCTTTTCTAAAAATTCTTTGATTATATCAAACTGATTATCTGAAAGGACCGGACTACTACTATTATAATATATATCGTTAGCATAGGTAATCATAGAAGCGAGCGTATCCGACGATAAACCTTGCAACACATTTATACCCACCGTTTTAAAATTCTCTATTAATTCCTTCACATTTATTACCTCTTTTGGATATTTTTTCAATGTAGTATTTTTCTTTACACGCGCGGGCTTTTCATCTGGAACATCTTCTTTTTCATCCGGAGCATCTTCTTCCTCAGGTGCTTTCTCTTCCTCATCTTCCTCCTCTTCCTCCTCTTCCTCAGGTGCTTCCTCCTCTTCCTCAGGTGCTTTCTCTTCCTCATCCTCCTCCTCTTCCTCCTCCTCTTCCTCAGGTGCTTCATCCTCTTCCTCAGGTGCTTCCTCCTCTTCCTCAGGTGCTTCATCCTCTTCCTCATCTTCCTCCTGTGCTTCCTCATCTTCTTCCTCATCTTCCTCCGGTGCTTCCTCATCTTCCTCCGGTGCTTCCTCTTCTTCCTCCGGTGCTTCCTCTTCTTCCTCTTCTTCCTCCTCTTCCTCAAGTGCTTCATCTTCTTCCTCTTCTTCCTCCTCTTCCTCAAGTGCTTCATCTTCTTCCTCAGGTGCTTCCTCCTCTTCCTCAGTCATTTTTTCATGTATAATAGCACTCTTTCTCTCTGTAGGTTCCTTATATTCTATATTCAAAAAGTCAAATATATCCTTTTCACTAGTAAATGGATCTGTCACTTTTTCACCCTTGACTTTACCTACCATTTTATGGAAGCCATGTTCATTTAAGGTGTATTTCATATCTAGGGCTTTCTGACGCATCACCACATTGAACGTTGCGCTTCCTGTAAAATACAAGAGAGCAAATGGGTATTCTTCTCGTGGGCTATACAAAAAGTCTAGTCGTCTCGCTGGTTTACCTTCTAATTGTCCTATGACTAAATTCTTCTTAGTTCCATTAGCCAATATATGAAGAATAACACCCCTAGCTTTCAGTCTCTTAACAAAATCTTTTAAAATAGATGGCTTATTATTTGTTAAAATCACATCAATATCTCCCGATTCCGCCACTCCTCGCCTATAAGACCCAACAATGTGATATTCCGCATTATCATAATCAAATACTTCATCAAATATTTGTTTATATGCCTCAATCTCTTTGCGAGGAATGCGTAGTTGCAAATCATCAAAATACTGTAGTCCTAATTTTTGTGATGCGTTTAATAAATCAGGTTGTTGACGCAATTCATCTAAGGAATTAATCCCTAAATTTATAAATGCTTGAGCTTTTTTAGGTCCAACTCCATATATTTTCGTAAAAGTATGAATTGGATTGTTCCTATGCTTTTTCAACACCGAAATTTCTCCAGTATCCAAATATTCTTGTAATTTATCCAATATAGTTTTACCTATACCGGGTTTCCCCTTAACTTGGTCTATAGAAGTAATAGGTTCCTCAATCAACATGATCGTTTCCGATGCCTTATGATATGCTCGCGCACGAAAAGGCTCTCCTGTTGCACGCATAAATCTTTCCAGTTCTACCAATAACTTAATAAACGCTTCGTTGTACATTGTCATTTTAGTTGCTGTTACTGTTTTATATTGTTTTGTTTTCAATTTTTTATCTTCCGTTATTGGAGTATCCTTCTTAGTTAGTATTTTTGACATTTCGGGAGATAATTTCATATGATCTACCTTTTCAGGCTCGGATGGTTTAGACGGACTGATAAGTTTATTTATAACCTTTGCTATAAAACTTCCTACACCTGGCGTAACCTCCTTCTCTTCCTCCTCAGGTTCTGGTTGCGTATCATCCTCCTTCTCTTCCTCTTCCTCTTCCTCCTCAGGTTCTGGTTGCGTATCATCCTCCTTCTCTTCCTCTTCCTCTTCCTCCTCAGGTTCTGGTTGCGTATCATCCTCCTCCGTCTCTTCAGGTGAAGCTTTTAAGGTACGGGTTTTTTTAGGTGAACTAGATTTCAGGGTTTTATAACACATATTATTCTTTTTATAACCTTTTCTACATCGTCCGGGTACAGGTCCATACTGTTCAGGCGATACTTTTAAGGTCTTATATGCGGTTAAGGACCTAGATTTCATGGTTTTATGACACATTTTAGTAATTTTATTCTTTTTATACCCGTTTCTACATCGTCCAGGTACAGGTCCATAATCCTCTACATCCATCTTATATTACTTCTTAGAAAAATAATCTCTCAAAAAGGCGGATGAAAGATACATGTCTAATTTAGTAGAGTTATCTTTTTTACCATCACTATTACCAGCACTATTATCAGTAGTTGGTCGTTTTAGAATAGGTTGAAATTTACTATCTGGTCTAGGTAGTTTGTTCATATATTTATTTTATATATTTATTTTATATGAACCTACCTAAAAAACATATGAGGGAAGGCATAGATATTACCCATGGAGTAAATATAAATATAAAGCCTCTAGAAGTGCCTAAAACTGAGAAAAAACATAGGGTGACTAATAAAGATATTAGCTCTTATCTTATTAAGTCAAAACATAAAAGTACGATTAAAGACCGTATAAAAGCGCATTTATTAAATAATAAAACGGTTAAAAAGATATACCGAAAAAAGAAGAAATCACACAAACACCAAATCAAACAAAACACCAAATCAAACAAAAACACCAAATCAAACAAAAACACAAAAACACAAAAACAAACAAAAACACAAAAACACAAAAAAATTATATAATACCATAATTGAAATTAATATCACTCCATCTATAAGTATTATCAATGGATTATCTTGCTAAACAACATCCCCATCCTAACGATCTCCATATTACCTTTGAGGAAGGACCGCATATTTATACTATAGATGGGGATTCATCCTACACATCAGTAACCACGTTTAACCACCAACATTTTGAACCCTTTAATGCTGATAGGATTATTAACAATATGATGCGATCCAAAAATTGGACCAAAAGCACCTATTATGGTCAAACGCCCGAAGAAATAAAAACCGGTTGGGAAGAAAATAGAGTAGCAGCGGCTAATGCTGGTACAAAGATGCACTACGATATTGAATGTTTCTATAATAATATAGAACCCTCCAATAATTCCGTTGAATATGACTATTTTAAAGCATTTGTAAAGGAATACCGACATCTAAAACCATATCGTACTGAATGGATGATATACGACAAAGAACTAAAATTAGCAGGATCAATCGATATGATTTTTGAAAATGAAGATGGGACTCTCTCTATATATGACTGGAAACGTAGCAAAGAAATCAAAAAAACCTCATCCTGGAATAAATTTTCAAAAACAGAATGTATAGAACACATACCAGACACTAATTATTGGCACTATTGCTTACAATTAAATACCTATAAAGCATTATTAGAGAAAAATTATAATAAACAAATAAAAGACATGTATTTAGTTTGCCTCCATCCCGACAACAAAAACCACTCTTACCAGCGAATTAAAGTAGTAGCATTAAACAAAGAAATATCCAGTTTATTTGACCTACGAAAAGAACAACTTAAATAATAGATAGTATTATAATATAATTATGAGTATTACTGAATGGGTCGAAAACAGTGCAAAGTTGCTTGCGATAGGTGGAACAGGAGCGTTAATAGCCGCATTAATAGTATCATATGTAGTATATGATCCTACGAAAGTCAAAGAAGACGCACGCCTAGAAGCCGGAGACGATGAAGATTTAAATATAACACCAACAGATACGGAGGATTATGATAAAAAATACATGGAGGAACTAAAAGGATTGGATCAACCAATTTTATCAGAAGAAGACTTAGAAGGATTAAAAGATAAAATCTTGGAGGAAGAGACACCTTTAGGTTTAGTAAAGATGTATTATGATCAGGAATATAAAGGATTTATGTGGTATTGTGATAGAAACCACGTCCCTTATAGAATTTTAGAAACGGTAGCCCGGAAATATATTATAGATTTTGACTGTTATCATTTGTATGTGGATTTATATAAAGAACTAGAAAAAAGCAGTAAGCTAACCAAAAGAGCAGAAGAGAAATTATCGGATCCTTCAACCAGCTCTCTTTTTGTGGAGGCTAAAGATAGTCGGGATCAGCTATTAAAAAAATTAGCCATTAAGAATAATTATTTGAAGTTTAAATATGGGGGTAAAATAGAAGAATATAAGCCTTCCCCTGAAGCGTCAACCTTTAATATTATTAATATAGATTTTTCTACCTACAAACAATTAAAAGAAAAATCTAAGTAATATAATATGGTAATTGTAACTGCGCGAGATCAATTAGATTTTTCTAAATTATTATTATGGAAATTATTATTATCAATTAGTAGTTTAGATGACGCTTTAGATGCTAATTATTATGCCGAGTGGGATCTTAACTATGCAAATAAAAGAAGCAGTGACTCTTATTCAAACACGCATACTACTATTATAAGTAGAGGCAAGGATCGGCGAGACCTACGAAGGCTACCCAAAAGAAAGTCTTTCCGTGCTTTCCGTGCTCAGCATACGCTAAATGAGCCGAATCAACGCGGCGGGCAGACTAAGGCAGCAGCGATCTCCGCAGCGA